GAAGATGCTACCGTACCGGGAAGGTTCCTTAACAGACAGGACGGTCTTCTGTACCAAATGTACAGGGCGCAAAAACTGACCAAAAAATACAAGGCCTTTTCTTTGGGTACGCCAACGAAGATGAATATTGTAGACTATGTAGATGGCTTTATGGAGAGTCTGCCCTTGGAAATCAGAAGAAACCCGGGTATGCACTTTTATGTTTCCCCAGCTTGGTTAAAAGCCTATGGAGACAGATACGAGCAATTACACGGTACCAACAACGATTATTCTGGCGTACCTCCCTACCCAAAGGGATACAACAATATGCCGTTTGAAGCGCTGCACGATTTGGAAGGTACGGATATCATGTTCGTGACCTTTGACGATAATATTGAGATCCTTGAATACGTACCTAGCGAGAAATCCATGTACCACTTTGAGAAGTTGTTGCGTAAGATATACGTAATGGCAGATTACAAATTGGGTATTCGCCTGGTGCATATCGGCAACAAATTAAAGGAGGGCGACCCATTGGAATTCAAGGTACAGAGTATCTGGAGTAACGATGTGCCTATGTTTACCAAGGATTACGCTATTCCGTTATTTGACGATGCTACGGGTGAGATCAGCGCAAAATTTGAGCATATAAAAGTGAGCGATGACTGGAAGACCAGTATTGCGACCATTAACAATGCGGTACGTGGACAACTTATAAAGATACAGGGGAACACTGCCTTGGCCAGTGTTAAGAACGTGGTAAGCAGCGGTAACATAGGATTAACGGGCGGTACATTTAACCTAAAGAGCGGCGGCACCTTGACCTTGTACGTAAAAGCGGACAAGAGCATTGTGGAACTTAGCAGGACTACGGCACCGGAAGCGGCACCTAGCACCAAGGTTAATTTTGATGCAGGCACAATAGATGCCAATGCTGGCAAGGAGTTTTACAGCACAGCGGTGGCCAATGAAACTTTGGACGGTATTACCAACGGTGTGGACGGACAGGAAATTAGCGTGTACGGACCAGCTGGTGCGGCAACCCTTACCCTTGCCAACGTAGCCGGTAACATTTCAATGAAAACTGGAGCGGTACTCGCGACGGCGGCAGATGTTGTTAAACTTGTAAAAGTGGACGGTATCTGGTACGAAAGTGACAGGACTATAGCCTAATACTAATCTATAGGCCACGCTACGGTGTGGCCTTTATAAAACTTAGCATACTATGTATTTAAGAAAATCGGTAGCGGCACCCACAGGGCAAATAGGTCCAGGAGCGGCAAAGCCAAAAAACCCAAATGTAAAGATCATTTTTGTGGACGAGCTGTTGAGCTCGCCGCAAAGAAATGCCGCCGGTATTGTAATGGAAGGCAACTATACCTTTAAGCCCAACGGCAAAATGATAGAGGTGTACATGACCGGCAAGAAGCAAAAATTAAATTACGAGAACGAGGGCGATGTAGACGAGGAGAGCATCAAGCAAATGTTCGAGGGCAGCCACCCTGGCAACAGTAGGGAAATCAAGGAGCTTATACAGAACCTGATCGGCAAGGACGTAATCATCCTTAGCGGAGATTGCACCAAGAACAGCTTTGAGGTATTTGGCACGGAGTGCGCCCCTATGCGCCTAAAGCCAACGGGCGTTATAGACGATACCCGTACAGGCCACGACCTTAGCTTTGAGCAGACACAGGCGACGGCCTTTTTACCGGGAACCTTTGAGGGAGCCGTAGTATTGGCAGCGCCATTTAATGCAACTAGTGAGGCATTGGCATTGACCAAGGCCAACGGGAACCAGTACAAACTGGCTACGGATACGGACGGTTCGGAATTGGATATTGCTTCGTTGGACCATGACCATGGGGCGGTAATCAGCTTGATCGGAAGTGGCGGCAGTAACCCAAGTGTATTAAGCAGCGGTGTGTCCACAGCGGCAACGGTAGTGCTTAAAGGAGGTACGGACTGGGCGGCGCAGGACGATGCCGTAATAGACCTAAAGGTGTACAAGGCAGGTGCCACAACCTATTTGATAGAGCAAAAAAGAGCATAGTTTTTCATTTTTCAGTGTTAGTTTGATTTTTTAGGTTAAAAGCCCTTGGGAGGAGTCCCAAGGGTTTTTTTATGGCATGTTACAATGCAATTGCAGGGTATTGGCAATATTTGAACTACTTGATAAAGCAACTAAAATACGATTATGAAAGAAAAAATAATTGCCTTTTTACAAAACGAGGACTTGGGGGACGTTGATAAGTACAATGCCGCCATGGCACTGTACCGAACCAGTCAAACACATAGTGTGCCAGCTGCGGCATATTACAACCGTGCGGGATACACGGTGCAGAACCTAAAGAACCTGTTGTACGACCTGCAGAAGCTCCACGAAATTACCGATGCTGACTTATTGGCCAAGAAACCAAAGGAGGCACAGGTGAAGCGACTGCCAGATGTTGTGGTGGCGTTGCTACAGAATGCGCCCGATGAAGTAAAGGCCGCCATCTACCTTAGTCGTATAGATTTTACCCATATAGACAAGGAGGCTCACGCAGAGACCCTTGCCACCTATGAAGCTGCATTGTTGGCATTTAGCGAAGCTAATTTGATAACATTCGAGGCTATTGACCAGGATATTAGTAACGGGGAAGTAGAGGAGCTTTGCCTGAAGGCTATAGGAGATTTTGAACTTCCAGAGGAGATAAAGGAAATTTTGGTACCAAGAACGGGTCAGGATTTAACTGGTGCTATTTTCGGGGCTTTGGCCGCTTTGGGCGAAAAGGAGGCCATGGGCCTAAAATTGCGCGAGCAGTTCCCTTTTTTGGAGGCGGACGATTGCCCGGATAAATTAAAGATACTGGTAGCCGATAGGATTACCGCATGGAAAAAATACAAAGAGGCGCATGCAGAGCTCTTGCTACATGCCGATGGCGAAAAGCCGTTGACGGACAGTGAACTTTACGAACTGGCGAAAGAGGCCATTGCAAAGTACCAGTTGAACCAATTGATTTGGGACGAGCTGAACTATTACAAGGAGCATGGTAGCATTTTGGGCAAGCACGAGATGTTTGCCGATGAAGTGCTGCAACAAAAGATAGACGCCATGGACGTAAAGGGGCTGATGACGCGGCAAAAGACCTTGCGCAGTTATGTAAGTAGAGAAGGGAAAAAATTGGCCAAGACCAAGGAGGCGGAAAGCAAGGCCAAGATACAGGCCAAAGTAGACGATTGGAGCGTGGAACTGAAGCTTGTAGATGCAAGGCTTGAAAAACAATAGGTTATTTAATATTGCTGCTGTATCCGCTCCGCATAAGGCACAGGCGAACGGTAGTTATCTAAGCAAGTATCTTTTGGCGCATTATGCCAAGGTAAAGAACTTGGAAAAGGATTTGGGCAGGTTACCGGAACGGGAAGAGTTTTTCTTTCTTCAGACAGATGGGCAATGGAACGCCTTTACCTTTTTGCCCTACGTACTGCAGCATTTTCAGATTACCGAGCTTCACGCCTGCACGTATAGTATAAGCAAACGAACTATTGAGGCCTTGGTAGAGCTGCACGATGCGGGGAAGATAGATAGTATTACGCTCTTGATCAGCGATAGCATGATAAAGCGCAACCCGGTAACCATAGACCTGTTGAGCGCATTGGCGGCGAGTAGACCCAATATAAAGGTAAAATATGCTTGGGTACATGCAAAGATGACCCTCTTAAAATGTTTGGGCGGACACTATGTGATAGAGGGTAGCGGCAATTGGAGCGATAATGCACATTATGAGCAGTATGTATTTGGAAATAGTAAGGGGCTTTATGAGTTTAGAAAAGCCCTTTTTGAGACGGCAAAACTAAAGTAGTTTTAAGAGGGTAGTAAAATTGAATAATGGAAGACGGGGAACTACAGGAGCTGAGCGATGATGATGTTATAGAGCAATTGGCGGGCTGCAATTATGCGCCCAGTGATATTGCCCTGTATCTGGCGGTTGACAAAAAGGAGTTTATGGATGCTTGGAGAAATCCTAACAGCCATATACGTACTACTTATGACCGTGGCCGTTTAAAGGCACAGGCCGAAGTGAACCAGCAATTGCTGATAAACGCGCGAACGGGTAATATTACCGCTGCACAGATCTATGAAAAGAACCGCGCCCAGACACAATTGGAAAATTTACGCGAACAGATATTCTTTGGTGAATGAAATTGGAGCACATTACCCTAGAGCATATATACGACTACATTGAGAACGGCAACCCTAGCAATGTAGACCCCGCTATTGTGGCCTATCTGGACATTATAGAAAAAATACGGGGTATGTACCTGCGGTTTGACAAATGGGGCAGCAAGGACGCTATTTTAAAGCATTTGGTAAAGGTAGACGGCCATAGTAGGTATTTTGCCAATAACGCATATAACGATACCCTCGAATATTTTTATTGTGAAAATAAAATTAGCAAGGAGGCGTGGCGCAACATATACGCTGAAAAGATGGAGCGCAACATTAACCTTGCTACCATGGTTGCAAAAGATGTGAGCGACATTGCGAAAGTGAACCGCATGATAAAGGAGGCCGCAGAGCTTCGCCAGTTGGACACGGAAGACCCTGAGGAACTACCTTCGGAACTTTTTGGCCGCCCTTGGAAACTGTACACAACGGACCATAACCTTATAGAAGGTGCCGCCAAGGTAGACCGCATCAAGCTTAAAAAACAGATAGAGGAACTGCCAGAGCTGAGCGAGAAAGAACGCGAGGTGATACAGCGCGAGGCGGGTATCCTACCACCTAATATATTTCTACCCATAGATGAGAACCCACGTAAGTCCTGATAGTTTAGACGTAGAGGGGCGCTATGCCACTTGGGCAAAGATGGCCGTGGATATGATCGCGCCAAAGAACCTGATGTTCGTAGGCGGCAGGGGAACGGCCAAAACCAGCGATATACATGCGGAACGAAG